TCATTTGGTTTCTCCTTAAATTCATAATCTTTAAACACTGCGCCTTTGCTGGCATCGCCGCGCCAACACTCTTTGACCCAGCCGCGCTTGCCGGACTTATAAGTGCGCCAATGACCTCTTGCTTGATGCCTGCGTGGGCTTGCGTGTGTACCGCCGCGAGATTCTGACTGATGCTTGGGCGGCTCAATCGTCACTGTGTGCCAGTCGTACGTGGGCAACTTGCCTTCTTTTATTTTGCGGCGATTTGTGAATGTGTCTTTGGCTGTTGGCACATATGCTTCAATCTTCATGTCAAGCGACGCATAAAACATAGCCAAAATCCCGCACATCATTGACTGGTCTTTTGGGTCAATAGGCTTGTCTACGGCTCCCGTCTTTGGCTCACCATTGTGCTCGGCAACAAGGAACGACCCAAGGGATTTGTATCCCGTCGGCTTCATAATCCAACCAGTCACAATGGTTGCTGTTGGCTCTGCCAGCACTGACAACATGAAGTCACCCTGCGCTGTCTTTCCACACAACATCATGTTTTTGTACGGTGCTGGATGTAACAAGTATTGTTTTGGGTCTGCTCCAATGTATTTTTTGATTGCTCCAGTCACATCAAACCACTGCATCTGAGTTGGGTCAAGATTAGCAACCGATACCATCTTGACCATTTCCCGCACCAACGGCGTCATTGCGGCTTCTCCTCTTCTGCAAAATCCATCTCTGGCGGGTGTGGGATGTCGTCATGCACGATGACGCCGTATTCATCTGCTGGCAGAAACCTGCCGCACACTACGCAGTGGTAGCCTTCTGTTTTTTCGTTCATCTCACCACCCCCACAAACACAGCCAACACACCAGCACCGATGGCACCGAGCACGATGCCCAGCCACAGCGCGGCCCAGTACTTCATAGACTTGCGCCATGCGCTAGGGGCTTGGTGAATCCAAAACGCAGGGATGCGCTTGCCCACCTTGGCGGGGCTGATGTTGAAGTGTTCGAGTTCAAATTGTTGTCTTGAGGTCATTTGTTCCTCCGGTCACAGTATTTGTTGATCTCTTTGATGGCCCGTGGCTCGTTGCCATCGAACCACCATGCGGTGCAGTGCTTGTAGAGCGTCTGATCGTCCATCAGGGCGCGTTCACGCCCCTCAACGTAGCCCTGCTCAAAGCCTTTCTGAAAGGCCGACCCCATCATCTGGTAGCCAATCACAACTGTGAACACCAGCCAGATTGCGGCGGTGTATTTCAGGGCGGTGTTCATGCGATTGCCGTCACAACAAACACACAAAACATCACCACAGCACAAGCGGCAAGTAGTTCACCCCACCAGCGAAACAGCGATGGTTCGTGTGGATACTCAATCGGGTCTGGGTGTTCGTCAAACGCTTCCTCAACGGTTCGTGCGTATTTGTGAGTAATTGGGTCGTGGCGTTTCATTCGTTTTCCTCCGGTTCGGGGTCACCATCAAGGCCAGATGCGTGTTCATCCCAAATCTTGTCTCTGAGCAAATCTTTTTCTTCTTCAGTCATTTGGCCCCCTAGTAAAACAAGACATCAAAGTAAGCCAGAGCCAAAACAGCTAAACCAAGGCCAACTGCTGTGGCTGTTAAAACATCAATAAACTTGTCCATTTAATTCTCCAATGCTTTTAAAACACGTTGCGCCCGACCAGACTGGCCTTTTCTGCGCTCACCCGTGTCAACAATGAATCCCTTGTCCAACAGGGCGCGATACCTGGCAGTGATGGATGAGTACGGGTAGTCACGGTGCAGGGCCAGAATCTGGTCGCTGATGCACCCTTGGTCGCCAAACTTCTTGATGGCCTCGTAGACCATGCCCTCCAGCTTGGTGCTATCAACTGCGTTTGCTGACGCACGACTTGTGTCGGGATCGTCAGTTCGCACCAGTTTCTTTGGCTCAGTTCCGAAAATTCGATTAAACAAGTCGTGCATGGTCATTCCTTAAAAAGGGACATCCGATTCCATATCGTCAAAACCAGAGGCTTGGCGGCGTGGCTGCTCTTTGCCCTCTTGTGGGCGCGGGTCGTTCATGTATGCCCAACCATCCCAACCACCTTCACGCAAGGGGATGCTGTCCAGCTTGAGCATTGGGCCGTTCTTTGTCTCAATGATTGACCCGATACGTTGGTAGCGCTTCTTTACTTCACCTGATGCGTTTGTGTATTGGCCCGTGACGCAACTGATCTCTTTGATTACTTTTGACATTTCATTCTCCAATGATTGATTTAAGGGCGGTTACTTTGGCATCGACCTCTGCCAAAAATGAGGTCACTTCTGATTCTGCGACTTTTAGCCAATCGGCATTTCGTTCGACTCGGACAATGAACAGTTGAGCCTTGGCTGGCATCCGTGGATCGAATACAACGTAATCGCACCAGCTTCGGTCAGCACAGCGCATCTGCCACTGCATTTGTGCGTAGTACTTGGCATCCACCGGATTTCCACCTTGCGAATGGGTCAGCCAGCACTCCAGAGCGGTGGAAGATGACGGGCACTTGATCTCAACCATGCCATCATCCCCAACAAGGCCATCAGGCGAGGCTCCAGCGGCCTCAATCTCTGGGTGAGGCACGAATCCCACTTCCTCAACCATTTGACCCGTGTGGGCCTCGTATGCGGCTCGGGCAAACGGCTCTTGTTCAGTGCCCCATGCCATTGCTGAGTTGGTAAACGATTCACCCTTTTGTCCTGTGATTCTTTCCAAGACAAGTTGGGTCATGTAATTGGTGCGGCTGGCGCTGTAACCCGTCTTGGTTTTTGCAAGTACGTCAGCCAATCGGCTGGCGGTAACTTTGCCCAGACGGTCTGCAAACCAGCCTTCAGTTCCTTGATCGTTCATGCTGCTTTCTCCTGTTTGGCGCGTTCAACCCGTGCCTTTTTTGCTGCAATTACCTTGGCCTGAAGAGCCTGGTTGCCTTGGCAAGCCTCAAGTGCCGACTTGTAAAGGGTCGCTAGTTCGTCACTGGTGGCGCTGGCTTCAATTGCTGACAAGTGGTCAGTGATGTCTGGGGCTGGCGCTGATGGTTTGCGGCTGGCAGCGTTGCCGTCATCGTCTTCTGGGGCAATCCCGCAAGCTGCCATCAGTGAGTAGCGCCGAGCGTATGTCAGTGCGCTACCGTACCCTTGGGGGTCTTGTTTGCTGGCAGGGACGTGCAGCTTGCCGCACTCCAGCATCTCACCAGACTCGTGAATGAAGATTGTCTCAACAGTCACACCAGCATGGTCTTCACTGGTTCTCTGGATAAGGGCAATACCTGACGAGTTCAGCCCCTCAATGACCGCCTCCACACAGGCACTAAGGTCTGCATAGCGTGAGCGAAAGTGTGGGTTAGTGCTGCTTTTCAGGGCAGGGCCAAAGGCTTTCTGCGCCTTCACCAATGCGGTGGCTATCTGTTTCATACTTTCTCCTGGTTGATTTCGAGGCTGAGTTGTCGGATCTCTTGTTCAAGGATCGCGATAAGGTGGTCTTGTTTGCGGATGTGCCCCTGAAGCAGTCCCACGTGGTAGGCCAGTCTGGTTCGTGGGTCATCGCTGTATTTGGTGGCAAGCTGCTCAAAGTTTTCGAGTGCTGTCATGCTGCTGCTCCTTGGAAAACTTGGCAATGGCAGCCTCGCTTTACCATGACAGAAATAAAGCCAAGGGCTTTTGAAATTGAGGTGAACTCCATGCGCGACCAGCCATCTTGTGTGCCTGATGCGTTGAACTCAACAATGTAGGTTTGCTTCATGATTGCTCCTTAAAAGACCCTTGCGGGGATGTGGGGCCGTAGCCCCGTTGGTTAAGAGTAAGACAAGCCCTGAAACTCAAAGCTGTCAGCAAGCTCTGGCGCAGCAGACTTGCGAATGTTGATGGAAACACAAGCAAAGCCATAACGCTCTGCAAGGTATTGCTTGCCGTCTGGAGTGTTGGCAACCACTGTGATCTGGGTGGCGCTGAAGTCTGCTGGAGTGAAAGTGAAATCGGTCATGTGACCTCCTAAAAAGACCCTTGCGGAATTGCTAGGGCATGACTGCATTGTAAAGGTTTCTTCACGCCCATCAAGACTTTATTGAAAATAAATCTAGGTAGTTTCCCTAGTACGCAACACTGACTGTTTGTGGAGTAAAATTGACGGATGACAAAACAAGAAGCAATCGAAAAAGCTGGTTCACAGGCCGCACTGGCAAGGCTGTTGGGTGTGTCTCGCAGTGCTGTTTGGCAGTGGCAGACGCTTCCATCTGGGCGGTTGTATCAACTGATGGTTGTTAGACCAGATTGGTTTGACAAGGTATAAT